GTCGCCTCTTTTTTTAAAAAACGACCACCTTTAGCGCTATTACAGCTCTTACACATAGATTGCAAGTTATCAGGTGCCCACATGTCGCCACCCTTTACCCTAGGTATAATGTGATCTACTGTGTGTGCTGGTCTATTGCATAGGGCACACTGCCACCCATCCCTATCAAGTATGGTAATGCGTAGCTTCTTCCACTTACCACTACCTATCTCACGATTACTCAATGCCATCCTTTAATCTTGAAATGATCTAATGCTTTACACATTGAACCATATCTATTTAAGTTGTACTTAATACCCCACTCTACTTGCTTATACCCATCAACCTTAGACAAGTACACCGACCTACCTTGTGGTATGCCATAGTGACTACCATTCTTAGCCTTAGGGTTCCACCTACTCTCACGATGATATAACTCATCTAAGCAATAAAACTCAGTAAATGAATGATTAAGCTGTATAAATGCATATTGCTTGTAATGTGTTGGTTTATTAACAGCAACGGAATTAGTCTTTACAAAGCAAAGATTAACTATGACTAGAGCGATCCCAACTAGCCAGCACCTTGCGAGCTTTCCCTGTCGGGCTCGCCTTGTGGCTTTGTGAGCCACTGCTACACTAGAGCCTAGCATGCTCTGTCAAATCCATTATTAAAACCGCAGGTCACACAGCGTGTCGTCATATAGAAGTCCATCCTATGTAATCAGCATCTGGATTATTAGCCAACCACTCTTGGCGTAATTGATTTTGTTTAGCCCAATCCTCAGCTGTGGCTTCAGGCATTCTTACCCCAACCGCCACCTTTAAATATAAGCCCAGGTGCGCTATAGATTCTGTTCATTTGTAAGTGACAACGTGGACAACTCATAGGCGCACTATCATCATCGTATGATCGATGCACAGATCCATAGGTGCCGCATTCGTTACAGCTGTATTCGTATGTAGGCATTACTTTGCTCCAATCAGTTGACAAGTGTGGCAGACCACGGCTTCAAACTTCCAACCACCACACTTATCACATCTACATATATCCGAGTCTGGTATATGCAAAGCCTCTACCACATTCTTAACACCTACACAACCACAATCCATACACTGATAAGCCTTAAATCCCTCTGGCGTATCTAACTTATCTAGCCATAGGAACTCGGTATCACGTTTACATCCATTACATTTAAATCGTGGGTGCATTATGGTAATATCCTTATTGCCTACAGTGACACTGAGTGCAAACCAAGAAATTACCAGAATGTATTAGCCTGTCATCATTACAAGCTACACATAGGTCAATCGATGGCGTGAGGGTTCGCTTATCATCTTCTAAACGTAGAGTGAACCCATCACGTATAATTTCAACATATCCCATTTACTCACCTCCCTCGCTATCATTAGGAAAGAACCAAGATCCAGCAGCTGTAAGTTTTGCCCATCTAGCTTCACATTGGTCAGGCTTTGCAGCACTGCATACGTAGCCGTGGTAATTCTTGCCAGTCTTTGCCACACCTTCTTTAAGAATCATCTCGCCGTGTTTGCATTCTTGTGCTTTAGGATTAACTGGTATGGCTTCTATTGCATCACCAACACTCCATACAGTTGGTTTGTCTTCTGCAAAACTAGCACGCAACACATTTTCTACAGCTCTAGCCCTAGATCCTGGTGGTGAGTAACTTGCAACTTTTGTCATTTCCTCTCGGCTAGCCCTTTTACCCTTAGCTGCATAACCTGCATTTGCAAGCGCTCTGCCGATCGCTGAAGTCTCAGCATTCTCCAATGCAGAAGTTGAATTGACACCCCGATCACTAATGCTTTCACTAGCAAGGCCAGTCGCCCACGCTTGGGGGTCGGCTTCCGTCTTAAATAGTTGAGCACTAACAATGTATCTAGTGTCTGTGGCCTGCTCGATCTTTGTAGATAATCTTCCATCCGGATACTCCTTCCAAAACTTTTCTAGTCGGCTCTCGACTGTTTCATAATCTGCTAAGTTAAATGCCATTATTTATCCTCACCTAATGCGTAATAACTAATAATGTTAGCAACGTGATTTGTGTGTTGTTCCAAATCTAATTGCATTTCACCAAGACATCTGCGATCACATTCCGCATGTTCCATTAAAATAATTCTAGTTTGGTAAATAAGCCTAGAGACACTAACAGCCATTAGTCATCCCCCCAGGTAAAATTGATGTCGGCTTCTGCATCAAGGACTGTCTGGTATATCGAAATGTAAGCAAGTGCGTCGATGATCGAGTCACTGTGGCCTGGAGACTCAGTAAGCCTAGAAACCTTGACGAGCGCCATACATAATGCGACTTGACTAGGCGTAATTGGATGGTCGAGGTATGCCGACCACAGTTCACTGATCCTTTTATGGTTTGTGTAAGGGTGACCATAGACCGATCCCCTTGTATGCACCAGGTCGACAACATCTGCTAGCAGCTTCTCAGTTTTTGTCATAGTCAAATACCTCATCTGACTTTATTTTGTTTTGTATCATTCGGCGGTGCATATCCCAGCCATCTTTACGGCCTCGCCAGTAATGGGTTTGCTTAACATCATCAATCCGCATAAGTAATAGCCAAGTAGCCATACTCAGCCCTATAAATAAATATACAGCTAGTTCAAGTGTCATTTTGTAGCCCTATCTATGCACACATACTTTGTGGCACAGGCATAGTGTTGCACCTGTGTACGACTTTGTGGATAGTTTAGGGTTGTTTTTGTATAACGATTAGATAACGTTAATGTCGTCGAAGTCGTCGATATGGTCGTCGATGGTGCGCTCGGCGTACTCTGTATTAAGCCCCATAGTGTTTGCCTAATGCTGTAAATGAGCCATCCTTAGGATCGACTGGGACTAGCGTGGGTGTTAGCCCCTTCTTTGATGTTTCTAGTATAGCAAAGCCATTCTGCCAATTTGCGCTGTTATAGCGGATATAAGACATTTTTTTCATATTGCATAGGTTTCCACTCTCTATACCTGTAAGGGGCCTGTAATGGCTTCCTATGGCTTCTGTGAAGGTGCTAGCGCCCATCCTGTGGCTATGCCCCACAACGCAACTCTTGCCCCATTTTTTGGCTAAATTTAGCGCCGTAATTCCAGCGTGCTGGCTCATACTTCCTTCATCGCCGTGGGCTAGTACCCATCCTGGATGAAACTCATAAGCTGATTTGTGATAGGTCATACCCATTTCGGCAAAGCCCATAAATCGTGGGTATTGCAGCTCTGGCAAACTAATTAAACCAGGTACTTTTAATAAAGTGTTATATAAGCGATCACTATGATTAGACCTGACAATATGGCACTCTGAACTGTACTCGGATAAGTCCCATAAAATCTCTTTACATAGCTCACGATCAGCGTGAATGGTTTGCTCATAAGCCAAAGGTGTCCCATCACTGAAACGGCTAATTGTTTGAAAGTCCATTTCATCGCCGACCACCAGTACAGCATCAAACTTCTCACGCTTCACCAGTTTCTTCATATTGATAATTGCAGAGTCCAGTTGATAAGGAACCTGCAAATCTGAGACAACTAACCAACGCTTAATCTTCACCTTCTTCGAAATCGTCAAGTGGATTCTTAATAGGATCTTTGGTATCTACGATCCAGTCTGGATAACTTGACCTATCCATCGCAAACGCTAGAGCTGTGCCCTCATCCATTCCAGATTTACGGCACGCCATATAAACCTCATTAGCTGCTATTGCCCAGAAATCCAGTTTAGTAAGTACAGGCTCTTTAGTAGTCCTGCGCTTACGTACTGGCTTTTTCTTTGGTTTGCGTTTAGTAGCCATAATTAATTATCGCTTACTGATTAAAACAAAGAGATCATCGACACGCTGTTCGAGTCTTGTTATCTGATCCTTCATACTAGAGCCACCATTAGGACGCAACTCATTAAGCCAGCCTCTAACTAAAAAACGTAATCCTATTAGCACGCCTGATAGCACGCTTATAACGCCAGCGCCAAAGCCAGCCCATTCTGTAGGACTCATTTTTCATTAGCACCGATGCCATAAACGGAATCCGATGCATCTAAAGCCCTAGCCGCTGGACCAGCCAAAGCTGCAATTACTACAGACAACGCTGGGTCTAAACCTAATTCATTACTTGCTAAGAATGTTAAGAATGATACCAATACGCCACGTGCGTATGACTTTAGTATTGCCTTTTGTTTTTCGCTTATCTTCATATCTTGCCTCCTAGTAGTGGTATATCAAACGCCTTGCCGTCTTTGTCGCCCGCCTTTGTAAAGCTAATATGGATGTGTCGCTTGTGTGGATTAACACCACGATACTTACGCCACTTCCAATTTAATATCTTGCTAGCGATGTGTCCGTTATGAATGACGTAAGATAAACGCTTATCGGTTTTGCCAGCGACTCTGATTTGGTCAGCCACATAAGCACTGATCCCTTCGGATGAACCCAAGCGAGAATCAATATCAACTGCTCTGACCCACCCAAATTCGTCTGGACAATGATCCGACTTTCTGGCGGCGTGACGGCTATCGCCCACCCACCCATCACTGGCAGTAC